AGGCGGGCGTTGGTATGAGCGTCCCCCAGCAGGCCCCCGAGCGGCTGCGTCACCTCGGCGCCCGACGTGGGAGCTCGGCCGGCGAGCTCGGTTTCTTGGGGGGTCTGCCCCATACGCTCATGCCAGCGGACCACAGCGTCTTTCGGCACCACGCCCCGGATGTCACCGGTGGGCATGACGAGAATGGTGCGGCCGTCGGGCAGGTCGACGTGCATCCTCACCGTGGCAACCTGTTCGTCCCGTATGCCCTCGATCGGGGACTCGACTCGCTGAACTCTCGTCAGCCCGGTTGTGTCGACTGCCATGCTCAGCGTCCTTTCTTGGGGTTGGGGTTGGGTTTGGGTTTGCGGCCTGAGCGGTCGGACCACGGGAGGTCGATCAGGATGACGGCCATGCTCAGAGCCCGGTCAAAGCCGTGGCCCAGATCGGGCGCTTCAAGCCGAAGGCGGCTCTGCCTTCGGCTTTGACCGCTACCTGACCTCTGAGGAAGTAGTCCGAATGTTCCGAACTAGCCATTACGGCCACTCCCTGCCTGGTCCAGAGAGTTGCCCATCGCCAGTTGGCCACGACGCCTGTTCCCTGCGGAAACACGGGGGTGGGCACCGGCTGCAGGCCCCAGATGTTCGGGGGCTCGCCGATGCGGAACAAGTAGTTGCCGATGGCATCCTTTTGCAGCGTCACGGATTGCAGGTCGGTCGGGTGCAGGCCGACGGCGTTGGGCTCGCCGAAGGCCAGGCGGATCTGCGTGATGCCCTTGTGGATACAGTCGAGCCAGGTGTCCGTCCCTCTCGCCTGCGTGTTGATCCCCGACGTGTTGAGGATGCCGTTCCATGGCGTGCCGGTTCCGTTGACGATCTGGTACTCAACCGCACGCTGGTAGTCGCCCATGAGGTCGGCGTTGATGAGGTCCTGTAGCTGGCCTTCGTCCTGTAGCTGCGCCTCGGTGGCGGGCGTCCACGTGCCGATGCGGTTGACCACGACGTTGACGTTGATGATGGTCAGCGAGTGCTCGGGGAGAAGCGTCCCGTAGGCGGTGGCGGCGGCAGCATCGGTGCGTGCTGTCTGCTGCTGGTAGTCGATACTGGGTCCGTCGGTCGTCGCCATCGAGATGAGGTCCAGCAGGACGACGGGCCGGGCGGCCAGGGGAACGAACTGGTCGGGCTGACGCTCGGACCACGGCAGGTTGGTCAGGGTGACGGCACGCTGGCGAACGCCGAAGTTGCTGTCCTTCGACTCTTTCCGGTTCATGACTTCCACGCCGTCCTTGAGCTCGGACAGCCAGGCGACGTCGAGCTTGCGGCCGGCCTTGACCACCTCACGGAAGCGGCGGTAGGGCTCGCTGCCGGTGAAGCGCTCGCCGGGGTCGAAGGGTGAGAACTGAGATGCTGGCGACGTGGCGGTCGAGCCGTTCGTTGGAAGCTGGGTGCCGTCGGCGGGCGTGCCGGCCAGGCGGTTGTACTGCTGGCGCATCTGAACGATCTGGTCTCGCTTGTGGTCGGAGGGCTTGTAGGCCTCGTCAAGGCGGTTCAGGTCGTCGGGCGTCCATTTGTCGGCCGTGCGGATGGCGTCGCGCATCTTGTCGGCATCGACTCGCAGGCGGGCGGCCTCGGCTTCCTCCTTCTCAATCAGCTCACTGAGCTTCAGCAGGTCCGTCTGGTCGAGCACTGGCATGTGCGCTACCTCCTTTCCGGCTACGCCGATAGTCCTTTGAGGATGGCACCGTAGGCGTCGGCTCGGGTGAGGGCGCCGCTCGCGGTGAGATTGAGCAGTCGTTCAAAGTCTTCTCTGCTGAGGGTCAGAGAGTTAGCGCTGCGGTTCTTCTCCGCTTCGATGTCCTCGAGGGTGCGGAGTTCGGGGGGTTCTTTGTCGCCGTCTCGCAGGTGCTTCGCAAGATGGTTGTAGACACCCTGACGATCGCCATCAGGAATATCGGGCGTCTGGCCGTGAGCCCCGTTCAACTCGCCGATCTTGCCGCTACATGCGAGTAAGTTGGCGGCCCCAACCGTGCCCGATTCTGAAACGGCGTGATGGGGGAACTTGTATGCCGCCTTCGTATCGGCGTCTTTTGTGGGGTCTACCCAGGCATACATCTTCCGAAGGACGTCTTCGCCTGCATCATCGGGAATTCGAGACTCCACAACCTCTTCACCCCACGCCCCGTCGCTGGTGTCCGTGGAATGCGCTGCGATGGCCCCCCGAGTGCGAGTGGGCACCTTGCCGCCGACATTCGGGATGACCTTCCCCCGACGCCCCTTGGCACGGTAGACGCTGGTCTGGCCGTCTTCGTCGGGATCGGGAACACCGAGGATGTCCAACAGCGTGTCAACCGAGAGATCAGCGGCCTGCACGAGCGCAATGGCCTGTTCGATCTCCCCGGCTGCGAAGAGATCGAGGGCCTCGTCAATGGCAGCATCAACAGCCTGAGCGCAGGCCCCCGGGTCGTCGTCCTCGGCGGTCTCCACGTCACGCCGCCGTGCCCCCCGCGGCAGGAGTAGCGCGCCGTGACCGGAACGAGTCAGCCCGCGTTTGGCGAGCCTCCCGCCGGCCCGGCGCACACTGATCGTCTCCGTGCCGGGATTGGCCCCCATGACGCACGACGACAGTTCCACAAGCTGGCCCTTGTCGACCACTTCGACTTCCTCGCCGTCTTCCTTTTCGATGTGGGTATCGAGGGCGAGGTAGCCGATGCTCCACTCCTTGAGCGCGCCCGACTTGAGTCCGCGCCAGATCCGCAGAGCCAAGCCGTCGTCGATGTAGAGCTGGCCCCGGTTGCGTAGCTCGGTGCTCGAGTCGGTCCACGTCCCGTCGCCGATCGGGCCGTCCTCCCACCCGTGCATCCAGAAATAGGGGGCCAGCGGGTCCTCGCCGATCGAGTCCGTGAAGGCGCCCGGGGCGATGCGCTCCTTCGTCTCCCAGAACCAGTCCTGGACGTCGTAGGTGAGCCCGTAGACGCTGGCAACGGCCTCAACAGCACCCTCGACGACGTCGGGCAGCGCGCGCATGCGGACGGGGCGCTGGCGGTATCTCACGGCATCCGGCATGTTGGCGAAAAGCGTACACAGGGGTGAGACGCCTACCCAGCCGTCTTGCCTCAAAACGGGGGTCGGAGTAGGATCACCCCCAAGAAAAGGCCCCGCAGCGTGAGGACGCCCGGGGCCGTGTGCCAAACCTTCGCCAGAAAGGTCGGCAGAACTTGCAACATCATACCCGCAGAACCTTCACCTCCGTAACCATTCCACCGTAGTGCCACGCGCCCCCCGTTCGGTCAAGGAGGCCGGGGCGAGCGGAGGGCAGCGTGAGCACCCCCCGGCATGCAGGACCCAAGGGGGACCCTGCTAGCCCAAGGCGAGGCGCCGAATCCACACCGGATACGGACTCACCCAAAGCTTCCTTCCCTAGTCCAACAGTCCACTTCGGACTCCCACTTTCAGTGGGGGCTAGGGGGGGATGCCCTGACTTCGGCAACCGATCCTCCCGGATGAGGGAAAGCCCCAGGGGCTCAGGAAGAAGAGACAAGGCAGACCGCGCAAGGAATGTTGCTCAGTGTCGGACTGCCATCGCCCAAACTTCCCCTTCCTCATCAGGTTTCGTCGCCGCTGCGAGGGCGTTCACCGTCGCCGCCACGCCGTCGATCTTGCCCGCTGAGCGCTTGCGGTCGGGCTTCTGGTTGCCGCCCGAGTCCTTGGCGGCAATGGCGTTGCCCACCATCCAGCGCAGGACGGGGTTGCCGCCGTGGTGGATCCGCCCGGCGAGGGCAAGCCGGATGAACAGGTCGGTCGGCTCCCCCAGCTTGGCAAAGGTCTGGGGCAGGTCGTAGACGTCGAGCTGGTCGTACTCCTCCCGCAGCAGCACGCCGAGTTGCTTGGACTGCCAGGGGTCCTTCGCCAGCCGCACCAGGTTCACCGTCCGGGCCCACAGGTCGATCTCGCTCTGGATGTCCCGGTCGTCGATCACCCGGCCGGGCAGCACGTTCAGCCACCCCTCGCGCCCCCAGTTGGCCAGTTGTTCCTTGAGCGGCTTGGCCCACTCCCGGGCGTTGTCGCCGAAAGCCTCCTCGGGCACCCAGAAGCGGGCCAGCAAGTGGTAGCAGGTCTCTTTCGAGCCCTGGCAGCCGGGCTCCGGGCAGGTGCCGGGCTCGTTGGGAAAGAGGCCGATCAGGGCGTTGACGTCGACGCTGCCGGCGAGGTCGAGCCCGCCGTAGCAGATGCGGCCGGCCAGCTCGTCAAGGTCCTTGCGGATGCCGGCGGCCTGGTCCCACGCCTCGAGCGTGACCAGCTTGTCGGTGCGCTCGGCCGCCCGGGGCAGCGAGACATTCAGGCACAACCGCTTGAAGCTGACGACCTTGGCCGGCGAGCGGGCAGCTTCGGCAGCTACCCGGCGCAACTCGTCGATGGCGCCGGGGTTGAAGCTGGTCAATGCTGGGTTGACTCTGCGCCAGAGTTTCTCGTCACGCCACTTGTCGCCTTCGGTCTCTTCGGGTGAGCAAAACCTCATGTAGACGAAAAGGTAAGGGTCCTCGATGACTCCTCGAACAACGTCTAAGGCATAGTTATGGAGTTCCCACTCAACATTGCCGGGCTCATCGAAGCCGGCTGTGGTGAGGATGACGTAGAGCGGCTGGTCCCGGGCAGGGAAACTCTCGTCGATCAGGTCGTAGAGTTCCCGGCCGGGCTGGCGGTGAAGTTCGTCGAGGATGACCACGGACGGGTTGATCCCGTCGATGCTGGCGGCGTCCCCGGGCAGCACCTTGTAGACGCCGTTGCTCGGACGGTCCCAGATGAGGCCGTGGTGGGCGATGCGGGAGCGGTTGACCGTCGACCGGCGGCAGAGCACCGGGGAGAGGTCCACCATGTCGGCGGCGACGTTGAAGACGAGACCGGCCTGTTTCTTGTCGGCCGCCACGCTGAAAACTTCCGGGCCCCCCTCGCCGTCGGCATAGAGGGCGTAGACGGCGATCCCGGCGCCGAGCTCGGACTTGCCCGTCTTCTTGGGGAGCTTGATGAAGGCCTTGCGGTACTGGCGCACCCATAGCCCCTCGTCGGTGAGGCGCTCCATGCCGAACAGCGGGCGGATGATGTCATCGGCTTGCCAGTCCTCGAGGATGAACGGCGCCCCCCGCCAGCGGCCCTTTGTGTGCTTGAGGTGCTTGCGGAAGAAGTCGACTGTGTGCTCAGCACGGGCCTCGTTGTACCTCGTCTCCATGAGCCAAAGAGTCAACCCACGGTAGACGGGAGGAACATTCCCGTCCCATATCTCTTGACATGTGTCCTAGAACGTGGGACAATGGTTCTACCGAAGGAACCGACCACAAGGAGGAATCACCATGGCGACGATGAACCTGGTCCCCGGCGACAACATCTTCATCAACACCAACGATGACCCCGACTGCACGGGGCAGTTCTTCGGCACCGTCACCTACGTCGGCCCGGAGGGCGTCATCCTCCAGACGGAGGCCAAGGTTGGACGCAACAACGTTCGCCTCAAGTCCTTCCCTCTTCTCTTCGACCCCTCGAAGGTTGCCTACATCGAGCGCTTTGGCCTTGTGGGCGGCAGCGGCGTGCCGTCCTGGATGGGACGATGACCCCCTTCGAGCCCGTCGGCGCCCAAGAGATCGCCGACCGGGCCAGCGTGGAAAAGGACACGATTTGGAAGTGGCGCAAGCGGTATGCGGACTTCCCCGAGCCCATCCAGTTGGCAATGGGGCCGGTGTGGGAATGGTGCGACGTGGCCGAGTGGGTTGAGCGTCACAGGCGGCCGACCCTTCTCTACCCGGCGCTCTCGGACTTGCCGTGAGGTAGGATTGGAGCCGTCCCGTGGAGCAGCCTGGTAGCTCGCCAGCCTCATAAGCTGGAGGTCAGCGGTTTGAGTCCGCTCGGGGCAACAGAGGATTCTTCAGAGCGAGACCGGGATATCCGCCCCGGCGCCTGGTCGGCGAGGCAGGACCTGACAGCCGGGAAAGACCGGCACCTACCTCAGAAAAACACAAGCTCGCCCGACAGCAGGACGGGGATTTCAGGATTGTCCGTGACCTTCACGTAGACGTCGTAGTCGCCGGGCAGGTAGGCAGTGCCGCCCGGGCCGACCAGCAGGCGGGCATAGTAGGTGGCCGGGCTCTGGGTCGAATCGGTCTCCCAGCTCGCCGTCTTCCAGTCGCCGGATACGGGGGCTACGCCGCGGTAGGGCAGCGCCATCGCCACGACGTCGGTGGTCGGGTTCACCCAAGCGCCGGATGAGCGGGCCGAAACGGGGATGCGGACGTATTCGGTTGACTGCACGGAGATGCGGAGGGCAAGGTTGCTCACTGCGGAGGACCTCCTTTCCAGGATTGCTGGTCGGGATCAGTGTGCCAGCCGACGAAGGCCTGCGCCGCCCGCCAGGCCCGCAGTGGGGCACCAAGGATGAGCTCGAAGGACCGGGCGAACGCCGCTCGCAGGCTCGGCGAGAGCGCGACGGCCACGCTGAAGTTCTTGGATGGCAGCCGTCCGAGGATAGGGGCAGCGGATACGGCGGCAGTCAGGACCCTCGCCATCTCCCTCGCCAGGCTGGCCGTGGCCCCCAGAGCCGCCGTGAGTACCTGGGCCCGCACCCGAGTGAGCGTGGGCGCCGCGGTGACGGAAGCCGAGAGGATCTTGCCCGGCTGCCTGCCCAGCGCGGCGGTGAGAGAGACAGCGACAGAGCGTGAGATGGCCGTTGCCTTACCGAGTGTGGCGCCCGTGGACACCGCAGCGCTCCGGGCGGTGACGATGCTGCGGGACACTCCTGTCGCGGTGGTGGCGGTTGCACTGAGAGTCTTCGACATGGCCCGGGCGAGGGTCGGGGACGCTGTGATGCTGGCGACAAAGACCTTGCCAGCCAGGCCAACCTTGCTGAGCGTGGGACTGGCGGTAAGCCCGGCGCTGAGGCTGCGCTGAGCCTGTTTGGTGAGGCTGGAGGCTGTCGTGGCGGCCGTGGTGACATTCCGGGCCGTGCTGCGGCGCAGCGTGGGAATGACGGACGGTGCGGCGCTGAGCGCCCGTGCGATCGCTCGGCCAAGGGAGGCTGACGACACGAGGGCGGCTGCGAGGCCTCGGCCTGTCTGCCGACTGAGCACGGGGACGGTGGTCAGCGATGCCGATCTGATGGCCCCCGCCTGTTTGCTGAGGGCCGGCGAGCTGGCAACGGTGGCCGTCGATGTGTGGGCTGTATTGCGGCTGAGGACGGGGGCAGCGGTGGCGACGATGCTGCGAGCCCAGCCCCCTGCCCGACCAAGAGTGGGGGACGCCGTAAGGGCAGCGGTCAGCCTGTGCCCCGTCTGGCGGCTGAGCGTGGGAGCCGCTGTGATGCTGGTCGAGATCGCCAGCAGCTTGACCTTGATCGCGCTCACGGTAGGAACGGCTGTCGCGCTCATGCTGATGCTCTTGGCGGTCTGCCTCCCCACGGTGGGAACTATCGTCGAGCTTGCGGAGAGCGGGTGTGTTACCGACTTCGCGACGGCAGGACCTGAATAGAGGGCGGCCGAAAGCATCTTGGCTACCGATCTCGCCAGTGATGCCGCCGTGGTGACGCTGGGAGCGAGGATCTTGCCCACGCTGCGACTGAGGGCTGGGGCGGCCGTGACGCCAGTGGGCAGCGCATGAGCCGCTGACTTCGTCAGGGTGGGGGCTGAGGTCAGGGCGGCAGTCTTCCTGACGGAGGTGGAACGGCCGATGCTCGAGGCGGCTGTGATCCCCACGGAGCGGTTCACTCCCGCCGACCGGGCGGGAGTCTGCACCGCAGAGGTCACGCTGGCCGACTTAGTCGGTCGTGCTTGCTTCACCACTACGGGCGATGTGGTTGAAGACACCGCCCGAGTGAAGCCGACGCCCTTGACGACGACGGGAGCCGTCGCTGCTGTTGCGGATCTGAATGCTCCCACTTGCCGGCTCAGCGCTGGCACGGTCACGAGCGAGGCCGTCAGGGTCTGGGTATAGGTCTGCGTGGCGGCCGGAACTCCGTTGCGAATCTCGAGGCCGATGCCGCCGGCCGATGCCGTGCTGAAAGTGCTCAGCGGGTTGGGATCGTCGCCGACGTAGCGCCACTCCGTCATGAGGTCCGTGGCAGGAACCGTCGAGGTCTGCTCGTCCAGCTTGGCGAAACCGGGCTTGACCGTCTGGGTCGAACCGAGGTTGGTGCCGAACGCAGCCCAGCCCGCATTGCTGGCATTCGAGATCGCACTCAAGGCCACAGTGAGCGAGGTGGCGGTATCTACTCGGTTAGTGCCTGACTGCACCACGGCGCCAGATCCGTTGGTTCCCGACGTGTCCACATGGGCGTACTGCGTGACGGACCACAGGCATTCGGTCTGAGTCTGGCCGGCGAAGTCGATGGTGACGGCCCCCGTGGACGGGGCGCCCCCCATGCTCCGGAACACACTCAGGCGCGAGAGCGGCAGCGCGGTGGTGTTCCATGTCACCGTCGCCACCTGTACCCACGTCAGCCCGTTCCCGCTGAGTGTCGGCGCATTGGGGGGTCCGCTGGCCGCCACCGTGGAAATCACTGCTGCCAGGACAAGCTGATTGCCGGTCGGGGTGATCGACGCCGTGGCGTAGCTGGTCGCATTCGTGTCCGTGAAACTCGAGGTCAGGCCAGCCTCGGTAACGATCGGCCCGAAGTGGGACCGGCTGATCGTATGGGACGGAAACGACCGGGCGGCGCGGGGCATCTAGTAGTTCCCGGAACGGTTCACTGCCTGGAGGACCGCCCTGCCTCGCAGAATGGCCCCGCTTGGCAGGTCCAGGCTGGCCCACGACATCCGCACCTGACCCGTTTCCGTTGACACCCAGTCGACCGCCCCGACCTCGATCGTGGCAACCTGCCCACCTGAGCCGCCCACGGTTCCCGTGATGCGGATCTCAGCGTTCACTCCTGACGCCGTGGTGAGGGATGAGGCGTTCCAGGTACCGCTGATGAGCTGGCCGGTGGTCGACGTGATGTTGGTGGCCGCCAGCACCGTTGACTTGAGGGAACCGCTCTCCCAAAGTTCCAAGGTCGCTGTGGGAGTTCCTGTCCCGCCCTTCTTTCGCAGCCACGCCCGGAAGGTCTGGAGGCCGGCGCCGACGATGGGAGTGGCAGCCGGGGTCGGTGTGGAGACTCGCAGGATCGAGGCGGCAGAGTTGGAAGTTGCCGTCAGCCAGGTGGCATCGGGGGCGGTCGGGTCATCCTGGATTGCGGAGACGGCGCCAATGAGGTTGGTTTGGAGCAGGATGGCGTCCGGGGCGATGCGCTCATTGTCCGGGATGTTGTTGTACCCCCCGCCGGGCGTGAACCGGTATCGCAGGTTGGTGAAGTCCAGGATGCTCGCTCCCTGCGCTGCGGTGAGCGCCTGGTCGGACTGCGCCCACGAGGTCGTCAGGCTCGATACCGTCCATGCCGCAATGACGCCTACCCGGATGAGGACGGCGATCGACCAGGAGAGCTGAGCAGAGCCTGAAGTGCCCTTCGGCTGCAGTGTCGCCCGGCCCGCAATGCTCAGGTCCCACACCACCACGTTTGTGCTGAGGTCGGTGGTGAAGACGACCCCGGTTTGAGGCGTGCCCGTCATCGACCCCGGCACCCGGCAATAGCCGAAGTACAGCTCGGGGCTCTCGCCGGTGTTGGTCAGCGAGGGCCAGAACTGGTTTGTGGAAGACGGATTGTTGAGGGTCCCGGAGACATCGACCGACCACACGGCCGTGGCGCCGAGAGAAGACGAGAATTCCTGAACGTCGAGATCAATGGTCACTCCGGTGACGCTGCCGTTGTAGGTCACGACGATGTTGTTCGAGGCCACGATGCTCGTGATCATCCCTAGCCAAATCTCCTCGTCTGCTGCTCCGGAGTTGTCATAGAAAGGACCGGCGACTCGCTGCCACGTGGCCCCTCCCCCGGTGATACCTGCGACTGCGATCGGGGAAGCAGCGGAGATCCTGACCAGGAGGAGCCAGGCGTTGCCGATCGCATGCGTGGTCACCGAAACGGTAGACACTCCGGACCCGGATATGTCCACAAGAGCGCCTACCGTAGCGAAGGCGGGAGCAGATATTGCGCCTTGGATCAGCTCTGTCCTCATGCCCAACGGTGCCGCTGTGGAACCTTCGTATCGGTAGTGGGCCACGATGCCCTGCGTAGCGATTGGCCCAGCTGTTGGCCCCTGCAAAAGCGCCTCGTAGTACTGGCTGGTTGTCGGTGTCTGGGGCGACTGCACATAGTTGGCGTCGCTGGCGGGCGATTCACTGACGGACTGCCACAGATTCGTTGTTGCCCCCGTGTCGGTAGTCCACGAGTTCACCGCCGCATCGCCGTCCGGATACACGACGTTGGGGCCGGGGTCGTTGACCTGGCGGTACAACACGACGTCGAGACAACGACTCGTGCCCGGATCCCAGCCGTTCCATTGCCCCGTCACGGTTGCGCCAGCCGGGCCGAACCCGACGTCCTCGAGGGCGGTCTCACACGTCCCGGAGGCACCCGAGAAGTTGCGAAGGGTGAACCCCGTCCCGGCCGTGATGGTGTGATTGGACCCCACGTCGAAGTACCCGACTGACGCAAGCCCGTTCCCGCTGATGCTGACGGGGGAGGTGACCTGGAACGGGCTGGCGTTCCAGGCGCTGATAACCGACGTGTCCACGCACGTGATGTCGTCGGCGGTTGAGAGGCCGCTGCGCTCCCGGCAGCACATGGACATCTGCCACTGTTGCGAGGTGTCGGCCCCCTTCGCCGTGACGGTGAGGCTGCCCGACCCGAGCACCACGGCCGTCCAGGACTCAGCCACACAATCATAGCCGGACACCGTGATGTGAGCCTCGGTGACCCGGATCCACTGGCCCATCGTGGCGGTCCCGGAGCTGCTGAGGCTGATCTGGCCCGGCCCGGTCTGCTCGTTCAGCTCAACCTTGGCTTCGATACGGTTGTCGATGGTGACGTCGCTGCCGAAGGCGAACGCGATACCGCCTGGCTGCGCGTTGGCGCTCGGTCCTGCCGTGCCTCCCTGGATGTCTCCCCAGACAGTCGCCGTAATGAGGGCCGAGATAGAAGTGTAGGGGCCGGCGGGGCTCTCAGTGCATGTCGGGGAGCTGGCGGCCGTGACGTTCTCGTTGTAGAGGATGACGTTGCCGGCGGCGTTGATCTGGTAGGTGTAGCCGGTGGTCGAGCCTGCCACGGCGGTGCCCGTGCCATCCCGCGCCGCCCCGTAGTACAGCTCAGCGATGGTCAGCGAGGGAGTCAGGCTGGCGAACGTGATCGTGGTCTGATTGGTGGCGTCGTTCACATGGCCGGTCTGCGAGCCGTCCACCGCCCACACGGTCGCCATGTTGCCGTTGGTGAACTCCTGAACGTCGATCTCCACGTTGGTCGTGGTCATCGGCCCGCTGAAGGTGAGCGTGACGGCCTGGATCCCGAGAGTCTTGACCGGTTGGCCCAGCCACAGCTCATGCCGGTAGACGGCGGCGTTGTAGGAGGCGACGTTGGTCCAGTTGAGAGCACCGCCCCCGGCGATGCCCGTCACGGTCTTCGTGATGTCGTTGAAGTTGGTATAGAGCAGGAAGCAATTGCCGACCGCGGCAGGACTCACGTTCACCGCAAAGGTCGGGGTGCCCGCCTGGTAGTAGTTGGTGCCGACACCGGAAATGGCCATGTCAGTAGATGGCCGCGCGTCTCACTGCCTGCACGGGCTGGCCGGGTCGCTGGCCTGGAGGAGCGGCGGGGGCCAGCCTGAAGACCACCACATCCGTCGCGGCTCCGCTGGTCGCACCACCGGTGAATGTCACCGCCACGGTCGACCCGGATGCACCCGAGTCCTTGTCCTCGATTGCCGCCTCGCAGGTCCCCGATGATCCCGTGAAGCCGCGCTGAGTGAAGCCGCTCCCGGCCGTGATCGTCTTGGACTGGCCGTCGTCGTAGTAACCGCCCGTGGCGAGCTCGTTCGCGGCCGTCGTCGCCGGGGATGTCACGGTCGAGGTGGTGCCCCATGTGGTCGTGTTGCTCACGTCGACGCAGGACGAATCATTGGCTGTCGAGAGGCCCGCGTATTCGGCAGCGGCCACCGCGAACTGCCACGTATCCGTTCCGGTCAGGCCCGACACGGTGACCGTGCAGGATCCCCCGGCCAGCACGACCGCCGTCCAGGTCTCACCTCGCAGCGAGAATCCCGACGCTGACCCATCCGCCTCCGAGGCTTTGACCCATGTGCCCAGGGTGGCCGTGCCCGAGTTCGAGACACTGACCAGCGTCCCGGCCGGCGCGTTGGACTCGTTGAGCTCCACCTTGAGGATGATCCGGTTGGGAGCCGCAACGTTCGATGAAAACGTTACCGAGTGCGTTGTACCTGTGCCGGTGGTCGCTGCCGGGGCGATCGCCTGAACGAAGGCCCATGTCGCCAGTGCCTGGAACAACACCCCGACCGTAAACCATACCTGGCTCGTTCCCGACGTCTGCGAGGTGGTGGCGGCAGTCCCGGCGACGCCGACGTTGGGATTGCTGGCCACCCAGTTGCTGCGCAGGTCCGTCGTATAGATCCAGCCGGAACCGGAGCCGGCCGAGGCTGAGGAGGCAATCGCCAGGTAGCCTATGTAGGCTTCCTTGTCGAGAGCGGAAGTCAGCGTTGGATAGTTGAACGTCGTGGCATTGGTGTTCGGGTCGGTGAATCCAGTCTGGTCCACCCGCCATGTGGTATTCGCCCCGGCGGTCGAGGTGAGCTCCCAGCCGTCGATTGAGCCGGCGGCCTGGCCGGTGGTGGAGTTGTACGTGACGGTGGCGGTCAGCGAGCCGGTGGAAGTGACAACGCCCCACCAGACATCGACGCCGTGAACCCCGTCGACCATGAACCTCTGGAAGGCAGACCGCCATGTTGTGACCCCGCCTCCAGAGATGCCCCCTGGAGCCACTTGGAGATTGGAACCCGAGCTGTACTTCTCCTCGATGACCAGAACCATGATGTTGCCGACCGTTGCTGGCGTGAGGGCAATCGACGTGGCAAGGCCGGTATTGTTGTTGGCTGTCGCCATGGAGCCAACGGTGGAAATCGCAACGGGGACTCCCATGGGCAAAGTCCTCTCGCTGTCACGCTCCGAGAGTGACCGTCCCCGTCCCGTTATTGATGAGGTTGGTTCCCATGTTCACGTAGTCCGCAGCGATGACCCTGGTGTTGATGGCCCCGCTCTGGATGTTGATCCCGGTCTCTACCCCAGATCCCACAAAGGTGTTTGAGGCGAGCATGTTGCCGATCCCGCTCTCGTTGGTGGCTGGGGAGAGGGCGTGGATCGACACCGCCGTGGAACACCGCTCAAAGTTGTTGTCGGTGATCTCCACCCCGCCGCCGACCGAGTCAATGCAGGTCGCGCCGCCGTCGAACTTGGCCCCGTAGATGCGCTCGTGCATGGAGGTGGCCGCACCCGCGTAACCATCGATCTTGATCCCCGTTTGCCCCGCTGAGGACTGAATGTCCCCCCCGTCGACCGTGAAGCCGTAGGACTGAATGGAGTCGATGCCGATCCCGTTGTTGATAAAGCGGTCATTCTCGAACATTTCCCAAGAGGCATCGCCACCGGAAATCTGGGTGAGGGCGGAGTCGATCGACACTCCCACCGCAGCGTCACGGAACGTGGTGTTGTTCACGGCTATGCGGTTGGTGTCCCGGATCTTCATCAGCGTCACCCCGGTCTTGCCCGCTTTGATCATGAGGTTGAGGTTGTCGAACTCAGGTCCCCAGTGGTTGACGAACGAGCTGCTGTCGATGGAGATCATGGTCTCGTTGTTCGTCCCGGCGATGAGAGCGGCTCCGAACGGGTTCGAGGATGACTCCTGGTAGGACAAGCCTGCCTCACCCACGACCCGGATGCCTACCAGCCCGTTGAACGTCAGGGTGGAGTTGACCAGGCACCCGCCGGCCGGGATCTCGAGCCGGCCCCCGATCTGCGAGCCCGACTGGGGAATGGAGTTGATAGCCGCCTGGATGGCGGCAGAGTCGTCGGTGGTCCTGTTGCACTTGGCGCCGAAGTCGATGATGTTCGCCGTCGAGGTCCGGGTATCGAACACCCCCGTTGCAGCACTGGGCAGCGAGTACCCGACGACCACGGCCGTCAGGACGACAGCCGCCAGCAGTACCCACATCCAGTGAACACGACTCATGAATGTCCCCTCTCTTCTACGAATCTTCAAACTCCAGGTAGGCACGGATGTTCGCAGTCGAGCCGCCGGTCGGGTTGACGTAGCGCAGACCGAAGCGAAGAGTGGTGCCGCTCGCTGACTGGGGCTCACGGCCGAGCGGGTTCTGAATAACCATCAGCCCGCCGAACGGCTGGACATACCAGTCCTTCAGGACTTCCACAGTCGTCGGCTCCGCCGTGAGCTGCGTGAGGGCTGCCCCCGTTTGAGCCACGTTCCCCCCGCCTCGCCGGGTCAGGACCGGCGTGAAGGTCGTTCCCGCCGGTGATCCCAGGGGGGTCACCGCGTAGAGCACGATGCCCACGCCAGCCTTGGCCGCCGAGTCGTCGATCGACACGCTGATCTCCGTTGCCGTGAACCAGGAGTTGGCGCCGGGGGGGATCAGAAGAAGCGATTTGGTCGCGTTGGCGGTGAGCGCCCAGGCCCCGGTGCGCACAACGTAGAGACTGCCGGCCATACGATAGGTCTCCTAAATCTGCCGACTATTACGACACACTTATTTTCCACGTGAAGGCCACCGAGTCAGACGTGTTCAAGTTGATCGCGGCAAAGTCCGATTTAGCCAGTAACGAGCCGCCCGTGATGCCGGTCTGGCCGGGGGGGTTGCCGGGGGCCACGTTGTCAGCGACGGCGATTGTGGCGATGGCGCTTGAGCCGTTCTGTCCCCGCACGACCGTCAGCGCGGTGGAACCTGAGCCAGCGGTGACCTGCATGACCTCGGTGCGAATCTGGATGTAGTTGTTGTTGCCCGGCGTGAAGGTTGCCGACGTGTTTAAAGTCGTGTTCGAGTTTGAGCCAACGACGCCTGCTGCTGCCACTGCTGCCACCGCGGGCTGGGTGGTGGAGTCGGACAGAGCCGCCTCCGTGATGACCCGGCCAGCCGAGGCCGTCATGGTGCCCGTCACCTGGTAGGTGTCATTAGTGGTGGTGGTCGTGACCTGGCTGGACGTGCCGGTCACGCGGGCCTCCGGAGCCTCCGTGAAGAGCGCCACGTCGGTGTTCGCCGCGGCGTAGGCGTCGGCAGGGTCGAGGCCCCAGGCGAGGATCTTAGGCTCGGCCTGGGTGGGGGATGAACCGATCATTCTTCCCGTAAAGACCTCCCGGCCTTTCCGAGTCACGACCGTCGCTGGCATGGCCTAACCTCCTTTTGTCCAGCCGCGCCGCCAGGCGTCGGCGATCTGGCCGAGCAGGCTTCGGTCGGCGGTCTCTGTGGGCTCAACTTCGGTGAGGGGGGTCTCGCACCGCTTGCAGGTATCCCGGCGGGGGTCGTTGGTGTAGCCGCAAATGCTGCAGGGCCGGGTCATGCCGCTGAGCACGCCCATGTCGACCTTGACAGGCTCGATACCGGCCAGCGGCTGACCGCAGCGACAGACTCCAGGCTGGTCGGGATCCTCCGTGCCGAAGCCGTGGTCAGGGCAGTGCGACCGGCGGGTAACGACGGCTTCCACGGTGGCGAGCCACTCGGTCTCGGCGATGGCATTCACTTCCTTGGTCATGCTGATGCCTTGACTGAGTTGGCTATCTTCCCCTCAACGTCCAAGCGGAAGGTCAACTCCACGGCATCGCGGTCTCTGAGTCCCGAGAGCTGGCCAAAGTCCAGCCGTCCTCGGCAGACAAACGACCCATCGGGAGCGTGGAGACTCCAATCAAACCTGCGCGGGATCTCCACGGCGTCCGCTACCGACATGCTGACCACCGCGAGGATCGCCCCCTCGCCGAGAGCGAACGAGCGGATGGGATAGATCCGTTCGTCAATGATGATCGTGCCCATCATGCCGGGGGCACCTCGGCCGGGGACTCTGGCGGGGCAGGCTCGGGGACGTCCACGGGGGCCAGGTGGGCCAAGTTGCCGTCAGGCAGCTCGCCGGCGTCGGGGTGGATGCGGTCGATGTCAGTGAAGGCGATGAGCTGGTGAATCGGCTTGCCCGGCCCCGGGCCGATGCCGACGTGGGTGTCGATGAGGGCAACGGGGAAGCCTGAGACCACCCGGACGTGGCCGAGTGGATCATGGGCGTGGACAGTCTCGCCGAAATCGTCCTTGACGGCCTCGGCGTTATCGTCCAGCACGGGCGTGCGGTAGTCCCGGAACGAGACCACGAGGTGGCCGACCGGGCCCGCGGCGTCGATCTGGCTCTGCACGAATGCTCTGTCCACAGGCACCTCCTAGACTCCGACGAAGTAGTCGATGCCGTAGGCGACGGTGCCCACGACGGTTGCGACGATCTGGACCTTGCGGGGCAGCACGTCACTCACGGTGAGGTTGGCGGTGGCCGTGAGCCCCAAGCCAATCCGGTAGATGGTGGTGGTGGCCGTGGCGACCGCGACGCCGGTCACGAGGGCGTAGGTGTAGCCGGCGGCGGTGACGGCGTTGATCGTGACCTGCACGGTGTTGCCGCCGCTCGCCGTGGTGGTGGAGAGGACGACGACGAGGCTGCGCCCGGCGACGTCGGTCAGCGTGACGTCTGAAGTGGCTGTGGTGCCCGCTGCGACGGCTACGCCTCCTTGCTGGGCAACTGCGGGGACGGTGGGCATCTACGGCCTCAGCAGGTCTCTGGGGACGCCGTTGGGCACGGCGCCGGGGGCGGTCAGCTTCGCCCGGGCAACTTGGCTCTCCACGGCGTCCAGCATGACGGCGATGCGCTCCTCGTAGGCGTGCATGAAGGCGAGCCACTCGGGTGAGTTGGCGGGGCCCGCGATGGCCTCAATCAGGAGCTCCACGAGCGGCGCTGGGGCGGACGGGATGTTCACGTTGACGCCCTGCGCCTGGAAGCTCAGCAGGCGGGCTTGGTTGGCTTGGCGGATGGCCTCGAGGCCTTCGGGGAAGACGGCGGGCAGGGGGATCACAAGCTGAGATCTTCGTCTGGTTCTTCGGGGCGGGGCATGCGCAGGCGGGCGGACGGGGAGCAGCCGAGCTGGCGGGCGAGGCGGTCGACGGTGGCTATGGCCTGGTTGAGTGTGACGAGATTGGGGTTGCGGGCGGAGCGGCCGTCCTCGTCGATGAGGATGAGTTCCTGGTCGTCCAGCTCGGCCGTCACGCGGTCGCGCAGGACGACAGCTTCGACGAAGGACTTGAGGGCCTCGAGATCGGCCCGGGCGAGGATGCCGAGGCCGTCCAGCTCCTTGACGGTGGCCCGCCAGATGCGGCGCCGGGCCGTGTTCCAGCGGGAGGCCTTCGAGTCAAGCCACGCCTCGGGCATCGACGGCGCCAGCGGTGCAGCTTTGAGCGGGGTCTCCGGTTGGCTGTGCGAGACGTCGCCGCGCAGGCGGGAGACGTTGCTCGGCAGCGG